GGCGATAACCGGCGCGAGGAATTCGGCTTGCGCTTCAAGTTCACGCAGGTTCATTAGCGAGCCTCTTTTCGATCAGCAGAGCGAGCATTTTCGCGCTGTCTTGGATTTGTTCGTCGGTTGGTTCTTCTGGCGCGGCAGGTTCAACGGCCGGCGCAGCAGCCGTACCTGTAGCGAACGGATCTGCTTGCGCGTCGCGTTTTGCCAAGGCTTCGACAGAGTAGTTCTGCTGCTGGCTCAAGACGGAATCGCCGCCTTTTACCGGTGGTAGATTCATGCGTTTCCGCGCTTCGTTCGGCGCCATGATAGTTCCGCCGACCGCAAGTTTCAAAGTTTCCACCAGGGCTCCCATGTCCATTCGCAGCAAACCGTCGATGTCCAGCTCTACACCGTACTTGTCCGGGACGGATAGGCCGTCGTCCATGCAGGCTTCGTACTCTTCGACGAGTACCTGAATGCAGTCCGAGTAATACTTCTGGTTTTCTTGCGCCGCGGTTGTGCCGGTAGGTGAAGTGGTTACACCTACCTTGGACGGAGGGACGTGAAACGCGGTGCAGATCATTTCTGCGGTCAATCTGAACTGCTCGATCAACTGGGAATCGGTCGCAGACATTTTCATCTGCTGGAATTTAAGATCATCACCGACGACGGCTACACGCCCTGCATTCTCGCCAGTGTAGTTCGCATCCCAATGCGCTTTAAGTCGTGCTGCAGTCTCGTCGCTGATAGCGCCGGGCGCACTCAGGATTCCGCCAGGGCGCGCTCCGTTCTCAAAGAAGGTCGAGCTATCATTTTGCATCTTCAAGGACTGGCAGGCGGCTAGCGCGCACGCGTAGAGCGGGCTCACACCGACCAGGGGGTGAAACAGGCAGTTCATTCGGTCGTGGATGATCTCGCTCGCAGGCACTGTCACACCGGCGGAAATGTCGTTCAAGTCGTCGCCGTTGCACTGATAATAAACATCGCCATTTTCGGCGACGAGAACGGTTACCTTGTCAGGGTCGAGCAAGTAAATAGCCGTGACGATACCGCGGTTATCCCGCTGCTTGAGACCGTAGGCGTTGCCCTTGGTCAACTTGCTGGTCTGCCACCATTGTTTAAACTGGATATGGTTCTGATAGCCGTTCGGTTTGCGCAGGACTGGGGAAAAGGAAGGACTAGCAGTCTCTTTCCAGATCCCGTTATCGTCCAGTTCCATCAAGCGCTGACGCAGCTTGCCGATATCGTTCGCGATCAGCGTCACGCAGGCATAGACCGCGTAATGCGCCAACACGGTCGGATTTTTCCACTCCAAGTTGGCTTGCCAGGCCCCGGTAAATGGTTCTCGAATCAGTGGCAGCCAGCCGCCACCTTGCGGCGATGGTGGAGCCATCGGCGCGCGCTTAACTGTAAGCTCCATGCCGAAGATTCGCATTAGGCAAGATCCTGGGCCGCGATTACAGCTTCAATGTCGGATTTCTTGATTCGTCCGTCTTTGCCGGTGCCAACTACTTTAGATAGATCGACATGATTTTCTTCTGCGAATTCTGCGAGTGCAACAGATACCCGAGGCTCGTCTTCTACGGTCGGAGCTGCGGCTGTCAGCATGCGGGTGTTGTAACCTTCGTCGACGTACGTGCCGTGGCCGCCCTTACGCAAGATCTCGGCGTAGCGGCGGGCCATCATGACTTTTTTACCACCTTTACCATAAATGAATTCAATCTTAGACATGCCGTACACCTCTCAGTTAACGCGATATTAGCACATAAAAATATGGCGGCACATTGGCCGCCATATTCAGTTTACCGCGTCGGTCTTAGGACCAGCTAACGCCCGACAGGTAAGAAACGGCCTGCGGACGACGCTTTTGCCACCGGACGTAGCGCTCAGCACGCACGGCCAGTTGGTTCGTTTGGAACATGCTGACGAGCTGGGCAGCCGTAGGGGTGGAAGTGGCAGCGGCATCGTCGAGGAAGATGGTAGCTTCGCGCGAGATATCGATGTTCACTTGACCGTCGTCCGCCAGGTAGATCTCGGAAGCGAAAGCGAGGATGAACAGCGAACCGCTGGAGTCCGAAGGGACATAGTTGCTGATGATGATCGGCGTACCGTCGAGATCACCAACACCATTCACACGCACGCCTGGGAACTCACGAGTACCGAGTGGGTTACGCAGAAGCGACAATGCCCGAGCAGTCTTCGCGTCGGTGATGTAAACCGCGCTACCGGTAGGCAGGTTGGTGTTGTCAGCGACAGCCCACAGAGCGGCGATGTCGGCGCGGATGCCGTCAGCGTCAGTACCGGTCGAAGGGATCGGAGTAACGCCGTTGGTGATCGAAGCTGGCGATTCTGAAGCACCGGTACCGGCTGCCTTCAGCGGATCGACAAAGTCTTCGTCCATGCGTTCAATTACCGCATCGGCCAAGTCGTCACGGGTAAGCTGAACGATGGCCGGATCGCTGAAGCGTTCCAGTTCTTCGGTCACTACCGAGATAGCGGCAATTTTCGCCCACTTCATCGTCACAGCATCGTAACCGGCAGCGGTTACAGGCTTACGATAGCCTTCACCGACCCATTGAGCGCGGCCTGCGGAGGTCTTGCCGGGGATACGCGAGTTGAAAGGTACACGGCGCAGGGCGGGGATACCGTTGGTGCCGAACTGTCCGACAATGGTACGTGGACGCAGGAACTCGATGAACTCAGCAGACAGGTTTTGATAGTCAACCAAGTTGCCGGCCCAAGTAGGGCTGGTAGTGGTGCCCGCGGCTACGGCTGCTTTCATCACGGATTGCAAACGAACGTCGTCACCGAATTTGTGTTCGGCGAAAGCCTTGGCGCTGGTTGGGTCGCCTTTACCGGCGTACATCGCCAAGGCGAACTTGGCGAAGCCAATGCCGGGCTCTTCGTTCTTCAGCGACTTCACGACCGCAGGCGCGCGATTACGCTCTTGCATGCCCGAAACGTCGGTCACGGGCTTCGCGTTAGCGATGGCCGATTTTTCCATGGTTTCGAGACGCTTGATGTGGGTTTCGGTTGCGGCGATCTCGTCCGACAGGGTATCGAACTCTTCCGACTCAGCAGCGTCCAGGGTACGGCCTTCTGCGCTTTCGAGCAGTTCGGTTTGGCGCGCGGATTTTTGCTCAAGGGCTTCCTTGAACGATTTGATCTGTTCTGCGAATTTCATGTCTTGGCCCTCCTCGGGCTTCGGAACTACAGGGATTTTTTTCTTAACGTGTGCCGAAGCGCCGGCGGGTTTATCGAGGCTTACGACAGTGTGTGCCTTAGTGCCTGACGCGGCAGGTGCTCCAATGTCATAAGCCTTGAAGTTTGTAACAGTGGCCTGAACGTTGCACGGCAGGGTCACCAACGACAATTCATTCCAGGCCCACTCTTTAAAATGGATTCCGCCGGACTTCAGCCGGCTGTAAGCTCCTGCGATCGGTGCGAAGCCAATCGACAGGCCGGTTACCAGCTGATGCTTGATCGATTGGATAGATTCGTCCAGTCGATCTTTGAGCACACCAGCTTCGTGAATGATCGGAATCTCGCCTTCGACCTCGATGCCCTTCGGCGTGGCCTTGGCTGAAACAATCCGTCCGATAGGCTTCTCGTGGTCGTGCTGCCACAGGAACGGGAGCGGCAAAGAGTACTTCGCGCCCATTGGTTCCATAACGTCTTGGACACGATCAGGCATGGGTGTACTAGCTATCCCCTTGAAGCGGAACATGTCCGGCCCCTCGGAAACGCTTTTTACCTCTACAACGCTATAGGCTCTGTTCACTAACGCCGCCCGCCTTTATAACCGAAAAACCTTGAGCCCTAAGCACTTCTTGGGCAATTTGCACGTAAGTATCTACGCCCCATTCACAAAGCGCAAGGTTTATGGCAGTGAGTACCACTCGACTATTTTCCAGTGTGTAGCCTTTCCCCGCGACAATTTGATCGATGCTTGGCCCGAATGGGTTCCTCCGAGTAGTAGGATGCCTGCCCAAGTCAAAAGGGAGTCCGCTCACCTGACATACCCCTTTTTCTAGGATCTCTTCTATCCACGCTACGGTTATCTCTAAGGGCAAGGATCCTTTTCGACACCTTGACACCACTGAAGTCATCAGGAGAGCAGCACGGAAATTTATTCGCTTATGGTTCTCAGCCTTCTTTTTACGGATCGCTTCCTGCACTTCAGGCTGGCTCTTGTACTTTTTACGAATTTCACTTTCCCTAGCCCTTTTCTCCGGGTTGCTGGAGTAAATTCTTCTTCTCTCTTTTACTTCCGGTCGCTCGTTGTACTCTCGGCTTAGTTTGTTTTTTAGGGCTTTCACTTCAGGCCTGTGGTAGTGCTCTTTACGTTTGGTGTTGTAGCAAGGACGGCACATGGCTCGACGCACTCCGTTGCTAGTAGGCCCTCCTCGAGCCCAACCATAAGAATCGATCGGCTTTTCTTCGCCACAAACACTACAAATTTTCATCACGGAGCTTTCCCTTAAAAAGTAGGCTCCACTATATCCGCTTTTTATTTTTGTATCTAGGTTTTTTCCGTTCGTAGTTGAACCTATCATAAAAACAGCATTTGAAACTTTTTGTGCGCAGCCGGAGGGTTAAGCGCCATCAGCGAAACGGCATTGAACAAAGCCATTACCGGGTCAATCTTGGCCGAACCCGAAGCCTGTTTGGTGATCAGGATCGAGTTTGCCCGTGGCTCTAC